AAAAAATTATGTAAATATGAACAAAGGGTCATTTTTTGTATATAATTCTACTACCGATGTTATGAAGAGAATGCAAAAAAATGATGTTATACCGGATGGGTATATAAGAGGAAAGCGAACAAAAAAATAATATGGCGGATCTAACAAAACACGTAGTGTATAAAAATAGTCAATATGAGATCTTAACTGATCAGGGATTCAAACCGTTTGTAGGTATAATTGCTGGTAGCAATCCAAATAAAATCACGTTAACGGTGGATAACAATAAACAATTAACATGTACACCTAAACATAAAATACCTAACTCTTTTTTAGTTGATGTATATGCTGAGGACTTGAATGTGGGTGATGTAATATATGGTGGTGGTGTAATTACCAATACTTTATCACACGTGAATGAAGATAAGGTATATGATATATTAGAAGTTGAAGGTGTACATCGATACTATGTAAATGATATCTTATCCTCACAATGCCTTCTATTAGACGAATTAGCCTTTATCGAACCAGCCTCTATACTTGATGATTTTTGGCGCTCTGTATATCCTACCATATCTCGATCTGCAACAGCAAAAGTATTAATTGCATCCACACCGAACGGAACCGGCAATCTCTTTCATAAGTTGTTTGATGGTGCAGAGAAAGGTGAAAATGGGTTTGTGTATGAACGTGTTAGGTGGTATGATATTCCTGGGCGAGATGAAGCTTGGAAGCAAAATGAAATTAAGTCAATGGGATCCTTGGATTCTTTTTTGCAGGAATACGAGACAGTATTTTTAGAATCTGGCGAATCTTCTATTGATGCTGAGCTTTTTGAGGAGATGTCTAGAAAATGTATAGACGCAAAGATCATATTAGATGATGGTAATTATAAGATCTGGGAAGAACCAGATCCTTCAAAAATATATGTTGCTGGTGTCGATATATCTGAGGGCGTAGGTGCAGATGCTTCTGTTATACAAATACTAGATATAACAGATACAAGAGATATTAAGCAAGTTGCTGTATATCATAGCAGAAATATACCGCCACTAGAGTTTGCTAACAAAGTACACACCATACTTTTAAACTGGGGATCGCCTCTAGCTCTCATTGAGCGTAATAATTGTGGTGCGCAAGTCGTTGATAGACTCGCATTTGATATAGGTTATGAGAAGGTTGTATCTTATGGTGCTAAAGCTGCTTTAAGAGGTAGACCTCAAATGGGTATGATTGCGCATACTAATACCAAGTATAAAGGTGTTATGAATATGAGATACTTCATTAACGAGACACACTCTGTCACTATTCATGATCTCAATACTCTTAAAGAGATGAGGGACTTTGTTAGGTACCCTAACGGTACATGGAAAGCTAAAGGTGGTTATCATGATGATAGAGTAATGTCATTTATGTATGCACTGTATATCCTTGAAAAAGAAATAACAGAGAGATACTTTGATATCCTTGAATTAGATGATCACGGTAAACCTATGATTATAGAACCAATGGATTTTGGGATTGCTACATTTGAAAACGCTACTTCTATATACAACGATTTTGAAGTTGTAGGCTTAAATAATAATTATATGACACCTGTTGTTTTCGGAATGGGTCATACAGAGCAATATTCCGAAATGGATATGTTATCACAAGAAGGATGGAAACCATATGGCCACTAATCAATACACACAATCAGTCCTTAATAAATCCCGTGTTGATAAGTTTAGACTTGTCTTTCAACTGCCTAATGCTTTAAAAAAGATTAATAAGCATGATGAACGTAATAACGCTACAGTTATTCAAGATTCTCTACAGCTTTCTATTTACGGTACAGTAGTACCTGCAATTACAGTTCCAGCTTTAGAAATTAGATATGCCGGTAGTACACTATATAACTCTACACACAGTAAAAACTCGTATCCACCTGTTACTGTTAATTTTACAATAGACAACCAATATAATAATTATTGGACGATTTATAAGTGGATCAATTTACTACATGATGAATATACAGGTGTGTTCGATAGTTCAGGACTTATTCAAGATGAAAGATTTAAAGATTACCAGACGGATTTGACGATTTACGGGCTTGATGAATATAATAATGAAAGAATTAAATTTAATTATACAAAGGCTTTCCCTACTGAATTAGGCGGTATCAACTTTACATATAGAGAAGACGGTGAAATAGAATCTTCGTTTACATTTGTTTACTCTCAGTTACATACATCTCTTTTAAGCTGAAAATTTATACTTAAAAAGTATAAATACTTATATGGCGAAAAGAACAATACAGAGTCCCGGGGTGGAAATCCGCGAAAATGACCTCTCCCTAAGATTACCAACACCTGCAGGCACAACCGTTTATATTACAGGTTATACTGATCAAGGCCCAACAGATGAGGTTTTAAGCATAGGAAGCATTTCAGAGTTTGAATCTATTTACGGTAATCCAAAGACACCAGCAGAAAGATATTGCTATCATACTGCAAAAGAAACACTTAATTCATCTGCTAATGTACTCATTAATAGATTACCTTACGGTGATGGTGTAGGCGAAGGGTTTGGTTCTTCTATATCTGTTCTCGCTTACCCTGTAACAGCAGTTGGGCAATCCACTTTAAATATAACTGGTTCAGCAACATATCTTATTGGTGCACCAACACAGTTTAATATTACTCAAACAGAATATACAAATCTCGTTAACGGTACATTATTTAGCTCATGGGCTAATACACCAACTACATCATTTGCATCTATAAGTGCATTATCAGCTGCAGGTATTATCGCAATTAACTCCGGACAGACAACTATTGATGGTAAGTATCAAGGTTATTATCTCGGCTTAGCAGATAATACTAATATTAACCCTGCTTCTAACTACGATAGTATTCAAACAGCATACACTGTTACACAAGCTGCAGGTTCAACAGGCCTTTCAGCATATAGCAGCATTCCTAAGGCTCGTTTAGCTTTTTCACTTACTGCTACACCAGCATATGGTAGTAATCCTGCTACTAACACTATTTCACAAATAATGGAAGAAAAGATTACCAATTACGATATTGGTACAAGAGCATTTGATGATACTCTTAATGTAGGTGTCTTTAAATTAAGGCAGTCTGTATTTGCTAATGATGCTACAACTCTTGACTATCTTCTTGAAGAAGGCTACAACGGTTCAATTGGCTATGCTAGACAAATTAATAGTGAGAATGGTGGTAAGCCACTTAACTTCTTCCTTGAAAATGTAGAGAATGGTTCAAGAAACCTTGAGTTATTAGTTAATCCATATATTTCTGACTATTTTAACGGTATTCAACTTAATCCTGATGGTACACCTTCGAAGAAAGTTCGTATTATTTCAAGTCAATTGATTAATGCTCTTGCTTCACCCTCTTTAAGTGCATCTACTAACGCTGGTTGTACGTTATCACAATTACAATCACTAACAGGTACACTAGGTTATGGTGATGCATTATTCCCATTAGGTGCTTATGGCGCTGTTAAGATCAGTCAAAAGAGTGTGGGTAATATACCTGATAAGATTAACCGCGCTCTTGAGCGTGTAAGAAATGATCAACTCTTTAATATTGATATTATTGCAGAAGGTGGTTTAGGTACGATCTGGACAACAGTGTGCGCTACTAGCACTAACTATTTTGACGATACTAAAACAGCGACATCGATTGAAGCACTTAGAACATCTAATGATCTAACAGATACAACTGCAAGAGATTTATATAATACAGTCTTCTCACAATTCAACACATTCTGCGGCCCTGTTAAGGATGGTGGTAGAGGTGATATTTTCTTCATCGCTGACCCAATCAGACAGATCTTCGTAACAGGTAAGGATACAAAGGTTATTAATACACCTGGTCTTAACTTCTCACAACACATCTACTGGCCTCTTAGACACCAATTTGAAACTGTTAATACTTCTTACGCTGGTGTATTTGCAAACTACATGAAAGTGTATGATGCTTATAGTGGCTTGTATATATATGTACCCTCCTCTGGATTTGCTGCAGCTAGAATGGCTTCCACAGATGCTGATCAAGGTCCATGGGCAGCTCCTGCTGGTTATTCACGTGGTATAATCGGTGATGCACTTGATGTTGCTCTTTCACCTAATCAAAGACAGCGTGATGAGTTCTATAAGTTTAACTTCAACCCTATTACACGTGTACCTGATCAAGGTATTGTTATATACGGTCAAAAGACACTTCTTAAGAAACCAAGTGCATTCGATAGAATTAACGTTCGTAGAAGCTTCTTATACTTAGAAAAAATTACTAAGGATGTAATGAATTATTTCTTATTCGAAAATAACACACTATTCACAAGAACACGTGTTGTTAACACACTTATACCGT